GTTAAACGCCCTGTTGATACTGATGCTCCAGTATTTACATCATAACCAGACCCTGGCGAGAATACGCCAGAAGCGAAGGGTTTTACTTTTATTTTACTATTTCTCATATTATCTAGGTTCAAATGAATCTAATCCGAAACCATCCAATGAGTCTTCATTACTTTCGAAATTCATGGGTGGTAAATTATTTTTTCTTTGGTTTATTAGTTCAGACTGTCTACTGGCTTGTATGTCAATACGCTTGTCTTTCGCATTCTCCTTGTCCTCTCCAATCTTTTTTAATTGTTCTGCCTCCATGCCTTTTAATTGCATGTTGTACTGAAACTCTTGATCCATCAATTGACGTTTAAGTTCAGCCTCTGCTTGTAACTGCTGAACAGCAAACTGCATCTCCGCTTGTCTTAACTCTATCTTAGATTGAGATTCCATCTGAATTAATTGAGCTTTTGATTCGGCAGCAGCTTGTTGAGATTGCATATTTGTCTGCATTTGCATTCTGTATTCCATCTCTTTTTGTTTTTGCTGTTGCTCCATTCTTTTCTTTCTCTTCATCTTAAGTAGCTCATTAGCCAACTTAATATTACTAACCATTCTAATATCAATAGCATCTTCCAGATCAATGGTTTGTTGTTGAAGTGCGATCTGAATATTTGACTCAAGGCGTTGCTTTTCTTCTTCATCTGGAGATAACTCTATAAAAATTCCAAAATTGTGTAAGTATAATTCTTTAATATCTTCAAGTATAGCGACATTGTACTTACCTATTTGCATAGAGAAATCTTCAGCAAAATCAGAATACTCAAGTATATCCGCTATTCTTATTGATATACATTCAGCCATTCTTTTTGTTACGTTTAATCCAGCAGTAAGTATATGTCTAGTTGCTGTATTGCTATTTAAAGCAGCTAATTTTTGAACGCCTACAAGAGCATCTGGACTAGGTGTTGATGCATCTCTTGCTTCATTTATGCCTGTCACCTCTCTTATCATGTTAAGGTTATAGTTATATACATTAATGAGTGAAGACATTTTAGAGGCCCCATTGTTTGAGTTTAACTCTTGGATGGGTATCCTTGCATTATTAAAATCACCATCTTGCGTATAGCTTCTACCAATAACACTACCAGTTTGAAAATATAGCTTAAGAGCATCTTCTGGGCTATAAGCGGCACCAGTTCCAAGATCAACTTCGTTAATACCGTCAGCGTCTATAAAAACACCATCTGGTACTATACGTGCCATAACTTGTTGCAGTTTTAAATGAGTTAGCTGTATTTGATCAGCAAAAGGTATCATCCTTCTCACGAGAGACTCTACATTCCCCTTATACATTCTAGGAGCATAAGAGATATAGTTAGGTAATGCCTTCTGAGTCGATGACTTTGGACGAACCATATTTTTCATCAACTCCCACTTGACTAATGTATTAGTACCTGCTACTAATATACCCTCATACCATGCGTCTCTAACGGCTTCTATTCTTTCGAACATCATGCCCTCTTCTACAGGAGGATTAAATTTTCCATCCTTCCTTATTACTCTTTCTCCACCATTTTCTAACATTTTTTTCTTCCACACAAACCGCATGTCAGTCTTATAGTTAAAATATAACAATGTCACAACTTCATTTAAAAATGCGTCATCTTGATATTGCCTCGTAATAGGGAAATAGCTATACCAAGCGGAACTAGTGTCTTTTATTTCTTGAAGTTCTTCTTTTGTTAGGTTTGGGTTTATTTTTAATAATTCAGTGTAGTGTACTTGTTTTACCTCACCAAAATAATAACAGTCTGAGAAATCTGGTTTCTCTGTGTAGCTGTGAATCCAATTTGCTGGATCAACATAATCTATTTTAACACCATCATTCATTAAAAAGGTGTGTCTCATAACTCCAATGCCAAGTGTAGTCATATCGTAGTCGAACAACCTCTTTAACTCAGTGTAGTCGTTCATCTTTAATATAGTGTCAATTGCAATCTCTTCAGCTATCTCTATCCCTGGCTTATATTTAAGTTGCATATACAAAGAGAGCTCCTCTTCGTTTCTCGGTAGTTCCTCTGGATCTACATTATATGCGTCAACGCCATACTCTTCTTTTGTTAACTCAAGAAAATCTTTAGAGACCATATCGGCTTCTATCATATCTTGGAAGAGACTTTTCTTTTCAGCTGAAATTATATCCTGAGATTCAACTTTTATTTTAAAAAGTCTGTCATTCATACCGTTGACAACTATATCAACGAATTTAGGAATAATAGGAATTGGAGTCCAGTCTAAATTAAGCATAGACATGTCACCGTTTATAGAAAGTTCATCCTTGTACTTTTGTACTGGCTGTTCGCCTCTTGAGTATAATCTTAACCTATGATACTCTCCCCATTGATCGTAAAATCTACAAGTGTTATTCTTTCTCTTAAACCATTCCCCTTCTACTGCCTTTCCGACTCTTAGTCCGTATTCCATTGTTTGTTTTTCCTCATCTGAGGCTAACGCACTGGGAAATTGACCTTGGTAAATTATAACTGATGGTTTTTTATCCATTATTTTATTATTTCGCTTCTGCTTCCACGATTATCGTATCTTACAAATTTAATACTTATTTTTGATTCTTTTCTTTCTGGTATAAACATGTATCTCTTAATAGCCATAAGGGCTAAACCAGAGCTAATAGTAGCATCGTGTTTTGTTCTATCATTGATGTTAAACCTAGCCCAATCCTCTAATGTTCTGTTAAAGTACATAGAGCCTATCACTCCAGATTCTCTATATGTACCATCGTTATCAAATCCCACATGCTCCTCAATATAAGTGTTAATAACAGATGCGTGAGCTTGCCTCATGTCTTCAGATGAGTTAGGAACTCCACCTATTTCTATCTCCGTCTTAGAAAGTTTTGATTGATGCTTATCTGGTCTGTTCATTGAGTATGCCCTATAACCTCTATTTCTAAAATGATATAGAAGTCTTGCCTTGTTATTTTCTGCAAGTATTGGCATCCCATAGAATACACAAGCCATAAGCACATCCTCAAAAAATATCTCAGCTGTCTGAGGTCTAGCTATGTACTCTAAAAAGAATTCATTGCACGGTACATTTTGCTGCATATGAAATGTCGTAACACCATGAAGAGCACCGTTAGAACCACCACCGCCAACAACGCCAGAGATATCATAAGGATCGCACCCAAACGCACCAAGATGATCATTACCTGGATAAAATTTGCCATTTCTTATTATTTTTTTGTTTCTATTTTCTTGTTTAGGAATCCAAGATACTATAAATCTACCTTTTGGATCTGGAGTCCATATTACCTCAGTGTCTACCTCTCCGTTCTTCCAATGAAAATACCCCCTAGTTAAGAACTTCTCCTTTATCAAAGAGTCGTTGTAGTCTATCTGTTGGTAGATCTTAGTTAAGTTAAACAAGGAGTGCTTGGACTCATCTCTAAATGCGTGTGATTCTGTTCTTGGATACTGTCTGTAAAATTCGTTTAGTGCATCAGCATCTGACTTTAATGCAGCCACCTCGTTCTCCCACCAAGAAATAACACCTTGGCTTATCATCTGTCCGTCTATGCCCTTTACTGGATTTTTAGGGTTGTCTAGCACTGGCCATCCAAACTGATCTATATAGCCCTCTACATTCCACTCCATAGGAACGAATAGAGAGTATAGGCCACTCTTTGTTTGATAATTGGCAGATCTTTTTGTAGTACTACTGTCGTAATACAATTCCTTAAAGTTTTGACCTCCTTTTGGCAAAGCGTTTGAAGTTGAACCCATCATACATTTACCAACAACTCGAGCACCAAGACGTAAACAAGTCTTAGTTACCCTCCAGTTATTTAATATGTTTTCTGGTTTTTCCCATTTACCAGATTCGTCATGTACCAACATTAATAGTTTCTCACCGTCATAACTGTTGTCAGCTGTATTTTTCCAGTCAATAGTCGTATCAAGTCCTTCAATATCATCAGTCTTCTCTGCGTCCATATTCTTTCTAGTAATCTTACTAGCTGGAAGTCTAAATGCCAACTCAGTCTTTGGATTGTCCATTCCGTCTTGTATGGGCTTAAAGAAGAATGGATAGTTCCTAACAATAGGAACCACCTTGTCTGTAAACATCTTCTTAGCGTCACTACCTGTCTTTGATAGTATACCGATCCTAGAGTCTCTTACCATAGTACCTGTGTTGGAAACTTCTGCCGATGACATAAATGAGAATCCAGAACGCCTGTTCTTTAAATAACACATACCAAAAGAACGGTTGTCTGCCTTGCACGCCTCCCAATAAATATAGAATATTCTATTTGACTCACGGAATTCTGGTAGGCCAATGTCTATCTTAGTCCACTGAAGATACATATAATGTGTGCCAGTTATGTATGTAGGTTTACCGTTGTTTATAAACCAGTAACCGTATTCCCTTCTGTCGAATTCAGTCTCTATATAGTCTACATATTTAGACTTAAAAGAATTATCCTTTCTATTCCAATCAAAAACAGTCTTTAACTTATTTAGCTCCGATGAATATTCCTCTGCCTTCCATGTATTGTTTTTATTTGGAATATTTTTTTGTTCAGATGGAAGTGCTATCTTAATTCCATTTATATCATAAATGTCTCCTATAGTCCCATCTTTAGATATTACAACCAGATCATAATCTGGGTGGTAGCCATACGTCCAAGACTTCTTAGCGTTCTTTGTATTTAACGCTGTCTTGTTTATATATTCTTTAACTAAAATGTATAAACTATTTTTCATTTATATATTCTTTTGTAAAAAGTATTTAATGTTAGTTCTTCTTAGCTCTTCCTTCAGCGAAACCCTTATTTCCTAATGTAATTTCAGATTCTGGGCTAGCTAAATTTTCTTCTTGCTCTATCTTTTGCAACATAGACAATGCATCCTCAAACGCAAGACGTTTTGCTGATGCAGCGTTCTTTAGTTTATCAGCAGATATGTCATCCTCAGATCTAGTAATTATTGGCTCCCTTAAAACTTTAATTAACTCATCTATTGCCACCTTAGCAGCCTCTAATATTTCTATTTTTTTAGACATATATTCCTATTGTACATTCTGTATAAAACTTCTTCGTTTATCCTAAACTCATATTCACTGTCTGGAGTAAATGATACGATGTCGCCTTCGGTGACTTCTGTCATTTCTTCGTTCTTAAATATCAACTCTCCCCACAGTTCTTCAAGTCCAGATGTAGAGCTGAATACTTTATCCTCTGATGGAATTGGTCTAATAAAACAGAATGGTGACGCAGCAACCCATTTACCCCCATCTCTGGAGTATAGATAAACTTGATCAGACTCAACAATAAAAAGATCATCAGTCAAGTGGTGCCAACTGCTCTTCTGCCTGCCCTTCATGTCGTAATAAAATTTAAAAACATTATGATGGACGACAACTATGTCATTCGGTTTTATTGGACCATTGTAATATATAGGTGTTGATATAACGGTAGCAAATCTATTTGATACCTTATGATCTTCTTGGGATGAACTTATGATTAACTCCTTACCTTCGTAATTTCTAATGTTATCATATCGCCTCCCATCAACAGCCTTGATGATAAAGCAATACGGTGACTTCATATTAAAAATCTATTTTGTATTCTACTGATACTGGCATTGTGTTAGAAAACTGTTTCCAGCATACAATCTCGCCTTGTCTTTCTATCCAGACTTGGTAACCTTCAGTCCCTAGCTTGATGGCGTGTATTGTATACTCCTTATTTAGAACCTCTTGACCTAATGTGTAGTGCATGCACTTCATATAGTCTGGTCCAACAGATATTTTTCTAACTATATTCACCTGTTAATAGATTGATGTTATTTGCACCGTATCTTTCTTGAACGTCCTTCTGGAAAGAAGAAAATTCTTGCACTGCGATTTCAAGCTCTGTTAGTACTGTTAGTTTTTGGCTTTTTAGACGTTCGAATGTTAGCTCGATATCAGCCACTTCGAACTTAAGGTCTCTATACCTTCTGTTCATCTCAACCAATCTGTTGAGGTCTTGTTCTTCTAATTTTTTCATTTTAATTTAATTTATAGTACAAATATAGTGATTATTATAATGTCATATCAATAATCACTTCATAACCTTGTTGCTCATAAGCTAATTTAGCATATTTGTGAGCTGTTTCCAAAGATTGTTCTTCACCAGCTTCAAGTTCAGACTTGTAGCTTCCAATAGGAACATCTGTGTAAAGCATTTTACCTTCTAAGAAAGTATCTTTGTTAGCAAATGTTGCTACCTCACCTTGAATAGTGTTACCTGCAAAATCACCTACAAAACGGATTCTACCATAAACCTCTGGTAACTCAATACCTGTTCCTGAGATTGTAATTTTCTTGTCTTCTGTTGCTCTAATTAAGATTGCCATAATATATTTTTTTTGTGTAAAGATAATAAATTCTATGCAGGAGCAACAGTTGTAACTGTTCCCGATGTACCTCTATATTTTAATGCTCCACCTTCTACATATAGCTGACCTCCATTTGCAAGTGTTACAGTAGGAGCTGTACCATTATGAATGGTAATAGTGTTTGTAGCTGCTGTGTCAAAATATGTAGCTTTATTTGCTTCAGTAATTGGTATATCTTTAGCAATAATCATATTACTATTATTGTTAACTATATACTTTATATTGGTGTTTCCATAAACAAATGCTTGAGTTAAACTACTTGTTAAGAAAGTACCTAAAACAAAAGCACCAACTCCAGTATTATTTACATCATAACCAATTGCACTCCCTTGATAACCAGTATTTGAAGCTGAAAATCCAATTGTAACAGTTCTAAATCCTCCACCAGTATTAGTTCCACCAATTACTACTGATTCATAATCTTTACTTGCTGAACCAGTACCGATAGCTATACCACTTCCACTTGAACCATTCCCTATTGATAAACCGTTATATGAAACAGCTGATGAATTATATCCAATTGCAATTGGAGAACCGTAAGTTTCAGATGCGCCAGATACAGATGCAGAATTTCCTATTGCAATAGCATATTGAGGTACACCTCCTGTACAAGTATTAGCCGCATTCTGACCAATTAAAAATCTTCCGTCTCCATGAAAAGAAACTATATTCTGTGTATCAGCACTATTTCTAACTCTGAAAGCAATGTCAGTTGATAATGCACCTTGCGCTCTTACATCAAGTCTTGCTGTTCCTGTGTAACCTGTACCTATTGATAAATTGCCACTTAATAATCTCATCTGATCAGAGGTGGGATTATAAGCACTAACTGGTTGAGTAGAAAATGCAAATCCTCCATTTGAAGATAATACATTTAAGTTACCACCTCCATTAGCTAATTGTATAAAACCTCTATTTATTCCTGTTGCTGAAACACCCGACCCACCTGTTCTTGTTGCAATTAAAGATGCTTCACTTATATCACCATTACTTATTGCTCTAATATATGGAGCTGAATTATTATCTGTACTTTTAATAGTAAATGGTAATGTTACACCATTTGAATTATTTGTAAATAAGAATTGATTATCTCCTCTTATTTCTAAAAAATTTAATGTTCCAGCACTATTACTAATTGATAAAGGTATATCAGTAGCAGCAGTACCAGCAGCCTTTAATCCTAATCTTTTTAATGTATTATCATAAGTGAAGTTAGCATCTTGTTGAACTACTCCTCCTGCTTGAAAAAATACTCTTCCAATAGTTCCTGATGTTACAGCTGTTGTGCCTACTGTAATACCTGTATTTATAGCTCTCCAAGTCCCATCGCCTGATAAAAATCGACTTATGTCATTAGGTGCTTTTGGAGCAAATCCATGTTTAGTTATACTTACATCATTAGTAGTTATATCTGATGTAGATAAATTAGCGTCAGTAACAGTATAAATCCTATTAGCCGTTAGATCTTGCGTAGTACCATTAATAGTAATCGATCTACTATCAGGCACTGTGCCATCAACAATCTGCTCAATCGTATATACGTTTGAAGGACTGTTAGCCTGAGCTGACTTCCTCTCCGTCATATCAACGCCTGTTTGGATGCCTATAAATCTTGTGCCTGCTGGTACGCTCATTTTTTAATATATTTTTGTTAAGACAAAGTTTTGTGATTGAATAGAATTACTAGCACTTGCTGACCCCCATTGTGCTGTAATACTTAAAGCATTAAGGATAGTAGTATCAAATGTAGTATTAGTAATTGAAGCAAAATTATTGCCAGCAATCGCACCTTGAGTATTATGATTATAACTATACTGCCCATTTGTAAATAACTCAGCTACTCCTGCTGCACCTATTTTAGCAACTGTAAAATCTAATGCAAGTTCAAAGAATTTATTTGTTGTTATATCCATTTGAAAAACACCTGCATCTGCTATAGTAATACCGTTAGATTTTACTCTGAAATGGATTGTTTGATTTTGTAAACAGGATAAATGCCCACACATCTTAGCAATAAAGCTATCTCCTACTTTAAAAAAGTTAGCAGGAACACTTAGACTACCTACACCTGTACCTACTAAAGATGTCTCTACTACAGTATTAGTTATAATTGGACCTAAAGCAGTTTGTGCATATAAGCCTATATTACCTTGTATATCCTCTATGGTATAAACTTCAGTCGGGCTGTTTGCCTGTGTTGACTTTCTTTCAATCATATCAACGCCTGTTTGGATTCCTATAAATCTTGTGCCTGCTGGTACGCTCATAATGCTTAGTTATATATTAAATTTCCTTACTGCACGAACATAGTTTGAAAAACTTTTTCCATTAGCACTAATAGAACCATTTTGAAAAAATAAACCTAATGAATTAGAACTATCAAATTCAGTGCTACTCCAATATAATTGAAATGTAAGCAAAGAAGATCCACTTATAGGCCCGAAAGATGAATTACCCGATAATGTTTTATTTATGTTAAATTTATTTTGCCACAATAAACTTAATTCATCAATGGCTGGTAAATACCAATCTGATTTACCATTATTAGTTGAATCTAAACATAATTTAGCAGCTCCACTTGTAAATCCTGATTGTCCAACTATTGCATTACTGTTAGACAAACCATCCCAAGATGACTGAGCAGCAGTTCCAATTAATGTACTTGCTACATTTGACCATGCTGAAGAAGTGCTCAAATTAATAGTATCTACAACTAAATAATATTGAATACCATTATCAATATACCTGTGAAATATTACACCACCTTCATCAACTACATACTCGCCTATTTGATACTGAAATACATTACTGCTAACAGCAGTCATATCAAACTGATACTGATCACCACTAGAGTCACTACCAAATAGTTTATCTCCTGCACTAGGTGTCTTTAATGGATAATTATTTACTTTCATAATACAAATATAGTTATTTTCCTTGACCTCTATAGCCCTTCTTGTATAGCTTACTGGTCTTTATCTTTGACTGTTTTGTCTTAGCATGTACGCCTGGACGGCTGACATATTTTTTCTCAATTTTTTTTAATTCGTCTACTTTCTTCTTCATAATCCTTTTAACATTTTAATTAGTCGAGGACAAGGGTATACGTCTGACTTATCCACCCTAACAGAGTTATGCGTAAATAAACCGTTCTCTCCTTTTAACGCTCTTTTGTTTAACGTCCAAATATCTTCGTTGTATTTTATGTCTATGTCGTATGTTTCACCTAAGTAAACTAATAACTCGCGTAGACTTTCAATTTGCTTATCCGAATACTTGTGCCATCGTTTATGGTTCTTAAACGGCTTTTCTAAAAAAGTAACTTCCGAAGGGTCTACTATACCGCCTACATAGTTATAGAATTTTCCGTCTTTTTCTACTAAGTACGCCCAGTTAGTAATTTCTATTCCTACTGAATATTTGTCTAAGTTTTTATACGGTAAGTTCTGACCTTTGAAAACGCTATCTTTTACCCCTAAGTGCCACGCCCAATCTCTTGAACTAAACGCTTGTGCTATCGTACCTTCGTAACCTATTACAAACGCAGTCGCTACACGTTCTTTGTTATTCGCCCAACCTTTAATAGTGTTTACCGCGTTCTTATTACCCGCTGTATGGTGTATGTAGATTTGTTTCTTAGGTGTGTTTTCCCCAATATACTGCGTCTCAGGAAGTCGCTCTTGTACTATTTTAGTAGTGTCCATTAGTTCTTTAATTTATCAGCCTCCTCTTTAGCCCTAAGCACAAATGACTTAAGAGACTTTATTATGTTATTTCCAGTTACCGCCTCGTAGCTCTCGTTTATGCTAAGTATCTCTACAAACACACAACCGAGGGCAACCACCTTTGTCATTATAAGCTCAACAGAGATAAATTCAGCTACTAAATCAGCAGCGATGTACTTCTCTATCAAGAACACAAAAATAATCGCTCCTGAGTAAAGTAATGACTTGCTTATAGTATGTGATAGTTTTCTGCTTTTAATGGATCCCCATCCGCTGTTTTTAACACTTCGCCATATACCAAAACAAGTATCTATAAGTATGGCACATATCGCTATGTATATCATTGGCTTGACTGGGCTTATTATAGCTAGTAAGGACGCTATAAAAATCTTTGCTTTCATTTCTTGGAATATATTACGTACAAAGTTATAAAAATCAACAATATCCATAACATATTAATCCATGGAAATTTATTTTTATCGTAATACTTGACTGGTATCTTTCTCTCTATTATCTTTTCGTATGGCTTGTCTATAAATATAGTGTCGCATTTTCCGTTTATGTACACCTTATCTTCAACTCTCCAGACCTTGATTTTTAATCTATCTTTTGTTATAGTGATAGTGTCGTACAACTCATCAACCTTAACTACTGTGTCTACCCTTACCTCTGGGATTGTTATTCTTATAGTGTCCCTAATGGTATCCTTTACTATCATTGTGTCGGTAGTCAATAACCATGGATGGTTATTTATCAACCTAGTAAACCGTTGTTTTGGACTACATGAAAATAGACATATTGATAGGATGATATATAGGATGATCTTCATTATTCAAAAGGTGGCGGGGTTGGTTTAGGCTCGTATGGACTCAATGGAATATCTAATAAATATGCATATTCAGTTAGCTTAATATCATCCTCATCTGAGCTACTCAAGAATAAAAAATATATATTATTAATATCTTGTACAAAATTAAAAAATGTATTTGCATCAAAAAATACACCTTGTAAATCTTGTGCTTGTTGGTTTGTTACTATTCGTCCTTCCATTTTAACTATATCTGCTTAATGCTGTTTGATAAGTTGTAACAGCTGTATTAAAGTTTGCTATATCTGTATCTGTTAAGCCGTCTCCAATAGATGCAAATTTACAAATTCCATTAAAATTTTCAGCTCCAAATCCCCCCAACCTTGCAAGTTCAATATTTGCTGTTGGTCTTGCACTTGAGTTTAATGTAGCAGTTTGAATAGTTCCATTATTTGCAAATTTATGAACTGTTGAAGACAATCTACTAATAACTCTAAATTTAGCTCCTGTACCTGAATAAGTATATGATGACCAAGATGCACTATTAACTCCATAAAGACCACTCGTATACAACGCTAATCTATTTGGTGAATTAAATGCCCCTATCATACAAGTGTTTCCAGCATCTACACCAAAACCAGTTGAAAAATAACTTAAATGTGCATCATTCAATCCCAAAATTGTTGAAGGTTGTATTCCAGTTTGAGCAAATGTGTTTAATGATGTCATTCCGTTTGCGTTATGTGTCCACCCCGTACCGAATGATAAATTATATGTTCCAGGCGTTTTAAGATTTACAGCGTGAGATGATGCTATTCCACCTACTATTGGATACAAAGCCTACATC